AGCACAGAAGCAGACCAAGAAAGAAGCAGTAGCGACTGAAGAAGATCCCTTCTAATGTCTGATACTTTACCGGACTCTGGAGCTAGGACCGCCTTCGATACGGGGGCGGTTCGAGACTCTATGAAGGGCAAAGGTATGCCCAGTATGATACCTACTTGTGCAATTATGGCTATGGCTAGACGCTTCGAGGACGGAGCCACTAAGTACGGATCTGATAATTGGCGAAAAGGAATCCCTACCTCTAGGTACTGTGATGCGGCGTACAGACATCTTATGCAATGCAGAGATAAGGACGCTACTGAAGATCACTTCGGAGCAGTACTTTGGAATATGGCTTGTTGGCTATGGACTGTTAAAGCCATAGAGGACAACGAGTTATCAAAAGAATTGGACGATATACAAAACTAAAAATGGACTTAAATGATATGATAATACTCTATGACTAATAAACTTCTTAACAATCTATATGACGGAGTTGACCTCGCAATACACTTACAGAATGAGGCAACTGAAAACAAAATTGAAAGCGAAAAAAAGAATCACCTTAGATATTTAGGACAATGCCTAAGGGTTATGAAAGAACAAATAGATGATGGAAGAAAACGAATTAAAGATACCGAAGAATGTGGATGCCGAGGAGAGAGTCCTTGCTCACTGTCTGGCTGACGGAAGCAGTGACTTCTACGACAGCATAGCTCACAAGATAAAGGCAGATGACTTTTATCTTTTTAGACATAACTTAGTTTTTCAAAGTGTCAGTTCACTCGCCCAAAAGGGCGAACCCTTAAACGAAATCTCATTGATAGAGGAGCTTAAGCGTTCCTCTAGCTTTGAGGACGTTGACGGAATGACAATGATAAGCACTTTAATGGAAAAGCACACATCTACTTTAGATGCCCAGAACTGTGCCAATGTTGTGAAGGAGAAATCAAACCTTCGCAAGATGATAAGAACTTTCAAGGTTGCTCTTGAGAAAGCCGAGGACGAATCCGAAGAAACGGAAATAATCCGAGGTGATGTAGAGAGTAGTCTTTTGGACTTAGAGACCACAACTGGTTTTGATATGACCATTAATAACGCCGTTGAAGAACTTCAAACAGAGTTCGAGCAACAGTTATCCGGCGAATGGACAGAGGACGTAGTCAAGACCCACATCCCACACTTAGACGATAAGCTAGGTAACGGAGGTATCGGTGCCGGCGAGGTTGTGGTTATCTCTGCTCCTACATCTTGTGGTAAATCCCAGTTAGCCCTAAATATTGTAGCTAGATCAGCGTACAAGGATGGCACTAAATGCGGCGTATTTAGCCTAGAGATGCCTCAAAAGCAAGTCCTTAAACGTATCCTCACTTGTAAATCCGGGGCGAACCTACGGCAAATTAAGGAAAAAGTAATTGCTGATGACAAGATGAAAAAGATTAGGGAAGGATGCGATAGCCTAAAGGATATGCCTATCTATACAGTGCACAGCATTAAGAACATTGGAGAGCTTTGTTCGCACGCTAGGACTATGGTTCGCCGATATGGAGTAAAGCTATTGGTAATAGATTATCTACAGCTGATTCCATTCAGTAACAAGAACCAATCAAAGAACGATGCAGTAGCCAATATCTCTCACACTATCAAGCAACTTGCACTTGAGTTAAACATAGGAGTGTTACTCCTCTCTCAAGTAAACCGAGAGGGAGCCAGAAGAGAAGGTGGTCTAGCAATCTACGACCTCAAGGATTCCGGCGATATTGAAAATGATGCGGATGTAATCATTCTTATGTGGGCAGAAAATGATGACATAGAAGCATCGAAAAGACTTGACGGATTAGGATCTTATATCAGTATGAAGTACAACGTAGCAAAGAACAGAGAAGGAGAGAGAGACGTAAAAGGTAAGTTCAAGTTCTACACTAATAAAGGTCTGTTTATATAATACTTTGATGTAGGTAGTCCGCCTATTAAGACGGTGGTGGGTTAATCATATTCCCTTTCGCCGCCTACATCTTTTAATTTATGAAGGATAAAGAAAGAGCAGTCGCAAGAGGACTCGAAAAACTCTACCCCCAACTGGGAACTCTGATAGAACCAGAAGACCAGTTTAGTCCATTCGATTTCGAGTGTGACAAATACATTATCGAAGTGAAGTGCAGATCTGAATTTTGGGATCCGTGGTTCATAGAAGCCATCAAGTACAACTCCAATATGGAGATAGCAAAAAATCTTAAAAAGGATTTTATTTTCTTGACGGAAGTAAACAAAACTGTTTATCTTTACAACATCAGCAAATTAACTAGAAAGGATTATAATTTCAAATGGACTACGAAACTATTACCGAACTCCACAGAGTTCACAAAACAAGGGAAGTCGGAGAAGCCAATAGGATACCTCTCGGCAAAGGACGCAACTATTTTACTTTTATGAGATTACATATATTCAAGGTGCCCGAAATCTATATCATTCCTTCTATATTCGTAGAGGTTGATGGACTCAAAGGGGACAGAATTATTTGGCTATCAGTAGGAGTCTTGAACTTTACACTAAGCCTACAAATAACTAAGAGCTAATGAACGATAACATCGAGAGACTGCACACTAGGATAAATCTTATCCGTGAAGAATCAAGGACTGTGTCCTATAGGATAGAGGCTCTTGAAGAACGCCGCAAGGAGTTGCAAGACCAAAAGAAATACCTCAAAGAATTACTTTCTAATATGTCTTAGAGCAGTTAGGTTTATTGTTAACCATTATCTACTAGCCCTCACCGTTTTGTTTTATTTTTCGGTGGGGGCTTTTTTTATGGTGACAATTTTTTAAACTGAGATTGTCTTATAATCTCATTGATGGTGCTTTGTTTTATTCTACCATCGTCTCTTGCTTCATTAAGCATATAAAGACCTACGTCTTTCGGTAAACTCTCGTACAATTCAAACGCTCTCTCTTTCTTTTCAGCTCTAGTTCCGCTGATACCTACACCGAAAGGCATATTAATCATTTCATTATTGAGAGCCGCTTCTCTAATTTTTTTAGACAACCCAGATTTAGCTAGAATCTTATCAGTATATTCATCTGTTTTGCCTAGCGTTCTAAGATTATTGGCGTGTTTAATTACTTGCAATAAGTTTCTTTGGAATACTGCATTACGTGCTTGGTAAGCATCTTGCATATCTACACCTCGGTACAAATCACTTGAGTAGCTTCGGCGAACATTATTAAAATTATCTCTTAGTGCTCTAAGTTTAAAACCAGCACCACCTTCGATTGTTGTATTTTGGTTACGAAGACCTATAGTGTATCTAGCTATCAAATCCGGAACAGTTTTGTCTTGAGTTTTACCGAGTAAAGTTGGGGTAAATGATTTACCAAAGTAGTAAACAAATCTGTCAGTAAATTGACCTAATCCTCCGGGCTCGTCACTGATTGGTCTACCGGTTCTTGGGTCCCTATTGTTTAAGGCAGCAAAAAAGTTATTGGCATTCATTGTTCCAGATCCACCCATTTTATTCCAAAGGGCTCCGAACCCTTGACCAACTGCATCAACTGGATTTTCTCCGCGAAGTGCGGACTCAACTATTGAAGTCAATTCTGCAATAGGTATTTGGTAACTTATATTAGCTGTCTTAATTTTGTCACCATCCTTACGTAATAATAATTTACTATCTTCATCCCAAGTTGGAACAACTGTTTCTCTAATTGCATTTTCTTCTTCAGATGAAACACCTTGAACTCCTCGATTTACCGCAGTAACAGCAGCTGTTGCACCGGACAACATACCTAACAAGAATCCAATTCTTTTGTTTCCTTCTTTAAATAAAGCTTCTCTATCTAAATCAACTCCGTATTCAGACTTTATGTCATTGGCAAACTTACCGCTAGTTAAACTTCTGATAAATGTGGCTTGATTTGCCATTGTTCTCATTTGCTCTAAATTGAAAGCGGCGAACTCATTTAGGAACCCTATCCTAGATAAGTATCTCATAGCTGGATTAATTCTGCTGTAATTTTGATAAGTTGAATTTGTTAGTTCAGCGGCAATCTCTTCTATCTTATCATTGCCTAGATTCTTAAACTGATCGTCTGGCATAACTTTTTTCAAAAAGCCTTTGTAGTTATCAAATACAGAAAGTCTTTGAGCTGTATCAAATATACTATAAAACTTACCTACTGGCTCAGTCGCTTTACCAAATTTTTTACCAAAGAAACCTTTAGATAATCCTTCTCGTATTTCACCGGCAGATATTCCCTTATCTATTAAGTTAAGTTCCTTTAGTCGAGTCATTCTATTTAAGGTTAAATCCTTGGCAAATCCACCTTCTCTGAAGTACTTAGTGTTTAAATCACTTGTAGCTATTCTAAAATTTTTAGTATAATTTTTAAAAGGATTCATACCCATACCACCAACCATCACAGCGTTACCAAAGAACTGAACTGGATAAGCGGCTACGCTTAATGGTACTTTTACAAACTTACTTGCAGCTGTTGTGGTAGAAAGTAATTGAGTAAATAGATTTTCAGACCAAAGGATTGAGTCATCCTTGAAGTTTTTTCTTGATAGAAGATCAATAGCTGTATTTATTTCTCTAGGTACGTAAACTGAATTACCTCCTCTGACGTATGATTCTTCTTTTATATTTTTTAAAAATCCTCTTGGCACACCATCTGTTAGGGCTTCGTCTATTGTGTCATAGATTTCTCTAGATCTAATATCTTGATATTTGTCAATAGCTCTAGTTACTCGCTCTTGACCATATTTATTTTGCTCCTTACCTTTAATCTTTAACTTCACGTAATTTTGATCAAGCAATCTATCTATATCCGCTTGACCGTCAGCCACTACGCCTATTCCGCTGTTGACTAACCTATCGGTTAGTTTTCTATCTCCATCAATACTAGAAGCTAATCGACCTAGTTTAGAAATAGTACCAAATAATTTCTCTCCGGGATCTTCAATGATTCCCAAGAAATCTTTCATTTCATCGCTTTTATCTTCTTTTCTTTTTAGGATTCCTCGCGGTAGACCATAAATACCCTCTACGCTTTCCCTAGAATCTAATAGCTTTCTAACTTTATCCGCTGCTCTTTTTTCAAACTGCGGCTGAAGCTCATCGGCTTTTTCTAATATATTTTTGCTCTTTCTTTTTTTAGCTCTAGCAATGAAATTACTACGAGCATCTTCAGTTAATCTATTTAGTAATGCTTGAGTCTGCTGCTTAGTTGGTTTATAAGCATCATCCAAGAAAAACTGATACTCAGTAGTAGCATAATCTCCTCTTTTTCTTGAATTAACTATTTTCTGATAAGTAAGTTCATTTATATCAAGCACGCCCTTGTCATATAAATCAATTATTATATCTTGATACTCATCTAATTTTTTCCTAGCTGAATTAATTGTAGACTTAGCCTTTTTCACTTCGGGCGAATCTATCAAATCAAAATCCTTATTGAATTGTATAACTTTTTTAGCGGCATCAAAGTAATCTTTATTTTCTGGGAGATCTTGAGCTGAGATTATTTCTTTAATATCTCTAGTTGGTTTTCCATCTCTTCCGGTAAAATATTTATAACTTCCGGGATATAAATCTGAAAGCAAAAAATCTTCTACACTTTCAGCATAATCTTTTTTTCCTCCTTCAAATTCCTTAGATAGTAGTATTTCATTGAGAGCAATTTCTTCAGCTCGACCTTCAAATTTAGTTTCTTTTATCGGCTTTATTCCTCGTAAATCAACAACCAACTCTCCTTCAGAATCTATAGTATCTTTTAAATCCTCCATTGTTACTACATTTCTTTTACCTCGTAACTTTTGTTGATTTAATTTTTTAATAGCCGAATCACCAAGAAATGGAATATCCGCTATGACCCTATCAACCGGAACATCATAAGCTCTAAACACTCTATCAGCTTCTTCTATTTCAAATGTTTGCATATTTTGGAATCTAGTTGGGATCTGATTATTTAAACCCATCATAGCTTGAGTACTATAAGTTGTACTAACTATTTCATCCGGTCTCAACTCTTTTCCTTTAGGTAAACTGTAAACTCTATAAACTCGAACTGTATCTCCGTGAATACTTTTAGCGTTTTCAATAGATGCTTTTCTTAGTTGAGGGTTTTTTGCAACTATATCTGGTATCGCTTCAGTGCTAGTTTCTATTTCACGCAAAAAATCTCTTGATTGTTGTTTAGTAAAATTGAATTTAGGAACTGTTTCTCCATCCCCTTTTGATTTAAAAGTATTTAACTCACTGGTTTCCCCCATAAGATAATTGTCTACAAGTCTTTTATCTTTTGCATTCAAATCTTTATAAACACTATCTATTTGTTTTCTAGCTCGTGTAGCTAAATCCATTGCCGCCTCTGACTTAGACATAGCATCTCGAATATCAGCGGATGCTTTATTTCCGATAATTTTAGTTGGTAAAGCGTAAGAAGATATAGACTTCATAAATCTATCAAACTTACCTTCGGGGTCTCCTTCTTTGGTTACAGCATCTACTAAAGCTATTATATCTGCATCACCTTCATCGTAAGCTTTCTGTACTGCATCTACATTTTTACCAGCAATTTTCTTTCGGTATATATCACCTAGTGCATCACCAGCTGCACCGATTCCTATGTTCAGTGCACCGCCAGTTGCTCCAGCTACAAGAAGTTCAGTAGGAGAAAGGAGTTTTTGTTCCTCGATACCCTTTTCTATTTGAGCAGCACCAGCAGATATACCAGCACCAGTGAGTGCTCGCTTGCCAAGCTTTGGAAATAATTTAGTTGCTTTAGCGGCTTTACCTCCTCCGGTAAAATCCATTACATTTAATAATGTGTCAGCAGTTACGCGACCCCAACTGTAATCAGTTCTGCCCTCTAATCTTTGGGCTGTTAATGAACCACTAATTCCACCAGCTACAGCTCCAACTCCTAATCCTATTAAAGCTCCTATAGGTCCTCCGAGAGCCGCACCAGCTGTCAATCCAGCTAACTTGGCACCTTGTCCGATTGCTATTTCGGCGGTCAATCCTTTACCAATATCTCCTAGGGATGGTTGGGATTCTAGTTCCGGAAGCTTTGGCTTCTCGGATTCTAAGAATTGATTTACCGTAGATATAATATCCTCTTGGGTAGCATCATCACTAACCTCTAACGTAAGAGTTCTTCCGTCTGATAGAGTTACGGTTCTTTGAGCCATATTAAATTAAAGAGGTTTACCGTCTATTCCTACGATTGATACATTGGAGTTTTGGTTTGATGAAAATGGATCAGTATCCCCAGCTTTTATCTCTTCTATTTGAGCAAGAAGTTTATCTACCTCTGCTTGCTTTTTATCTATCTCTAGTTGAGTGAGTTTTAACTCGGATTCAGTTGGTTCTATATCTAATAAAGAACTTGCTATCTGACCTTTAAATGAACCGTCTTGTGTAATAATTCCGGTTTCTTTATCTACCCTTATTTCTCCGGGTTTATCAAATAATTTTCCAAGAACACTTTCATCTGTTCCTCCCAAATCTAGGAATGATTGTCTTACACCAGCCACATCAAGGGTTCCTTCTGGACCAGCTCCTATGTTAGCCGAAATAGCTTTTTCAAGAATAGATTCTTGTTCTTCACGCTTTGCCATCTCTTGTCCCAATATTTCTTGCTCTTGCTGTGCAGCTTGTATATTAGTAAGGTCAGACATTGACTTCAATATCTGTGGGTCCTTTGCAATAGCACCGTATACCTCTTCTCCTAATCCCGGAACGAATTGACGAAGAGCATTAGCTGTCATCTTCTTTTGTTCTTTCTCTTGCTGTTTAGCTTGGAAATCTTGGACGGCTTGATTAATACTACCAGCTAAATTCACAGCAGCTTGTTGCTCCAAAGCCCCAGCTTGAATTGCGGGGCTTATATCGAGTTGAGATAATTGAATTGGTGATGATCCTCTAAGCATTATCCTTGAAATGGGTTAAATCCAGCGAATGGATTTTGTGGTGAAGTTGATGAAAATCCTCCAGATGGTGGTGCTAGAACTGTACCGTATCCTACGCCGCCCGGAAAATTTGATGCAACACTAGCTCCTCGGCTACCGAATCCACTGAAATCCATACCTCCTATAAGACTACCTAATGTAGAAGCTTGTTGACCAGCTATACCGGATCTTGCAGCTGCGGCTTGTGATGATAATGCACCTTGTCCAATAAGGATATTAGCTCTTTGTACGTCTGCAGCAGAACCTAAGTTTATCGCTTGTCCGGGGTCTGTGACTTGTGCACCTAGTCCGGATTGTAGAAATATTTGTTCTTCAGCAGAAGGTGTAAATAAGAAAGCAGATGGATCAACTTGAGCAGCTGTAGCTGATTGTAAGGCTCTTTGACGTGCACCAGAGGCTTCTTGTCTACGTGCTCTCTGTGCGGACTCTCTACCTAGAGCGGCTCTAGCTAATGTAGAAGCATCTCCCACTCTTCCCATTCTTTGACCTAATCCTAGTGCAGTTTGTTCAGCTGTTCTAGCGGCTTCTACTCCAAGTGGTCCAGCAGCCTCGGCTGTTAATCTTTCCGCTTCGGCTACATCCATACCGGCAAGTTGTGCTAATCTTGGGTCCTCTAAAGTTCCTCTAATATCTGCACCGTACTGACCCAATAGATCTAACTGACGTAGTTTAGATTCCTCTTGGATGCCACGAATACCACGAGCTCTGAGTTCTGCTAACTCTTGAAACTGTGGAATAAGTTCTCTTTCTGCACCGATTATGGCTCCCATAGTTTCGGGGCTGTAAAGACCAGTAGAGTAAGCCTCTGAAATAATCTCGGAAGGATCTCTTATCTCTTCGTAAGCTTTTCGTAAGTCGGCACGTGATCTAGCCTCTGCTGCACGTGAAGCTTTTCTACTTTTACTAGCTGCCCTTGAGGACATCATACCACCAACTAAAGCACCAAAAATAGGTTTAATTACTCCGATCTTTACGAAGTAATTAAAGATAAGATTATCTAAAGGTCTAAAAAATTCTATTAAAAAGTTTTTCATAAAAGGTATTAGGCGGTTCGTCTCCAAATATATGCTACTATATAAGGTTGTAAATTGTTGTGAGCTGTGCCATTTCCAACACGTGAAGATCTACCTACGTCACCGTAAGTACCTTCTGGTCTTAAAGTATATGATTGATTTGTGGATGAACTTTGAGTTGCAGATTCACATACTGCATTACCGGTGTCAATGTTTCCGGTTTCTGTAGTAACACCATTATTTACAACAAAGTGATAGTGCTCCGGAAGTTGAGCTTCTGTTAACGTATGAGTTTCAGAACCACCAGTATCTCCGGCTCCGCTAAATGTACCACTGCTCTCTTTACCTACAATAACTCTACCTTCTGCGTATGCTGTCCAAGTGGTATTACCACTTCCTCCAAACATTAATGTATCTGGGTTAGTTGATACTGTTGCAATATAAATTGAACCAACTGGATAAACTTTATCTAGTACACCATACAATCCAGAGTTCAAAGCGTTGTTGGTAGATAGCTTAATTAAGTCTATTTCACCGTCTTGAACTTGTAGCTGACCACCAGTTGTTACTTCTAATCCACCACCAGTCACGCAAGTGCCACTTCCTCCGCTTACGAAAGTCGCTGCATCTACTAAATTATTTATCTTGTCTGATGTTACTTGTTCTGTTGAACCAAAAGTTGTTCCTTTACTTAAAATTGCCATAATTATCTATAAATCATTTATTACTATTGTACACTACTTGTCGAGCGGAACGTCTCAGCTCCGGCGATTTTGAGAGATCTAAATCTAGGTCTACCTAGAGTGCTTGTTAAAGTCATTTGTAATCCGTAAGCCCTTTTGTTCCCTATACGCCCTCTTATTGATACGTCCTCGTCTGGGGCTATGACTCCGCCAACATAATCACTAGCATTTTTGAGATCTAGAGCTGGCTCAGAATCTAAGTTTTCGGTAGTAGCAGAGATTGAAGCATCTGATGAGTTATCTGGACCGGATTGTAAATGTAGCTCAAAGTTATTGAACTTTTTGCGGTCTATAGATTGTAATGTAAACATTCTACTAGTAGCAGAACCTTGAACTCTAGTTTCAGTTTCTGTAGTGCTACCAATATCAGTAATAACTCTATCAATACCATCACCCCAAACTTCTAACTTATGAATACCTCCGTCTGTATTTGTTACGTACACCCCTCTTTTTAAACCTTTACCAGCTACTAATAATTTAGTGAACTCAAAGGATGAGAAAGTACTACCACTTAAATCTACATTGTTTACAGTATCTATGGACTCCCAACTTTTATTCAAGAAGTTGTAAATCAACAAGGTATTATTCACCTCTGAAGTTCCAGTAGGAACAGCTAAGTAGTATTTATTGTCAAAGTATACAGCACTAGCTTTGTCTACGTGTGCTTTGTTTACTGTATCTATTGTCTTCTGGATACTTCCAGATATTGGCACCTCATTTCCGCGAAGGTTATATAAGTCCACGAAGCTAAGTCCGTAAACTCCGTTATCCGATAAGAATAAAATCTGATTACCGACTTGAACCACTGAGTTCCTAGCAGTTAATCCAACTTCATCAGTGAGTAACTGAGATTGGAATCCACCTAAGTCTCCGTTTCCTACTACGATGTGAATACTATTTCTGTTGAATACAACTAACTTATCATCAGAGAATGATAACATACCTACATTGAAATCAGACTTACCAGCATTGAATCTAAACTGTCCATACACTTGGTCGTATGTATCTGTATCTAGAATATCTGATAAAAGAATCTCATCAAATATTTTACGATCCGCGTATGTATCGATTGCGTCACTTACACTATAGCGATAGGGAACCGCGAGTCTTCGTTGGTGATATACACCGTACTCTGGTGCTGGCATATGAGAGAATCCTAGTCCTTCGGAAACCTTACGAGCAAATACTGGTGTACTTGTTAAGCTTTGTCCATCTGTTACGTGGGTACTTGTCTTAGATGCGTCCAAATAAAACTCAAATCCAGCGGCTAGAGCTAGAGTTTCATCTCCAGTTAGTGTAATAGAAGGATTCTGGGGAACATAAAATACTATATCATTTACGTTTACTTCAGCTACGAATCTTTTACCGTCAATCTTAACGTCATCAAAATTATCTATTGTAATGGGATCTCCAACATTTTTTCCGTGACCAGAAGCAGTAGCCGTAATTTTGTATAATCCATCGAACTCACCTCCAGTTATAAGTTCTTTAGTTACATTTGTTATACTTGTAGTAGAACCAGCAGTAAATACTTTAGCTACTGTTAATCTTTCTCCGATTATTAAACCAGATGTTTGGTCACCACTAGTAGTACCACTACCTAGTGTTTTTTCTGCTACTACTGAAATAATATCTCCTTGAGATATCCCATCCGTTTGGTGTACTACTCCTCGGTTTTCAATCAAAGCGAACTCACCACTTGCACAAACAATCTGAGTGGGCTGACTGTACTCTCCGCTTGTTACCTTATCTAAAGCTGGACTTGTGTTTATATTTGTAGCGGATAAATCTTTTCCTAAAGGAGTATCCCCTTTGCGGAATATAATCAACTTATTGAAAGCTTGAATCATTTCCACTGGAGATGAAATTGTTTCTCCGCCGTAACTTAAATCATACGTGGTACTAGGGTCTGATACTTTAATTGCTACAGCTTTTGCGTTAGTAGCTAATATAATGTAACTTTCGGATTCATCATTGGGGTCAGAGAAAATACAAGAACCGTATATTTCATTGACAGCAGTATCAGCCAAAGATGGCTTAGTAACAGTAGCACTTCCACTTGCTGAACTATATGTCTTGTCAGTAAGTTTTATATTTTCTGCATCTACAATAGTTACAGTATATAATCCAGAAGTAGTTGCTGGACTTACAGTAAGTGAACTAGTGTCTAGTTGTACTTGTCCGCTTCCAGATGTTCCTAGTCCGTGAGCTGAAGCAAAATTTAAAATCAATTCATTACTAGTAACTGCTACAGAGTTTGTAGTAATATTTGTATTCATTAAATAAAACGGTAAAGTCAAAGCAGCACTACCAGTGGCTAAAGGTGCCTTAATATTATCAATACCTTTACGAGTTTGCCACTCGCCGTTTTGAGCCATTCTACCATTTTGGCTATCAAATAAAATACCAGAGGTCAACTGGTCTGGGCGTAGACGATTATTGAATCCAATGAATCCGCGGTCTAGCTCCTCCACCATTCTGTCATCGAAGCGAGTATATGTATCGTATCTTGCCATCTAGCAGCCCCAAGCCTTTCTTGACCAATAGTTAGCGGACATTTTTCCCTTGCCTTTGATACCAGCACTACGAGCACAGTAGCTTTTCTTATTAGCTGGTATATTCTTTTTGATTTTCATATTCGCATCTCCGAAACGAATAATCTTTTCTTTACCACCTTCACAAGCTTTTACTACGAACTTCTTGCCGCCTTGAACATCTCGGCGAGGTACGTTGCACTTCATCTTTTTCTTATCTATAGCCATTAATCTTCGTCCTTGTGTTTATCAATAATATGACGCTCTTGAATAAGTATCTTGAGTTTCATATTTAATCGTATCATATCGTTATCTAATGCTTGTACTTGTTTCTTTAATTTACCTAGAGAACTTCCGCAGTCATCTAGAGCTGGGTTTACTACATTAGTTACCCACTTCCATATGTGCCAAACAAAGAACCCTAGTCCTATCAAAGCAATAATTGAAAATCCAAATTTGGCTATAAGGTCAGCCCAGTGTTCAAACTCGTATCCGCTCATTAGTCATCTCGGCAATCCTCTTTGCCTTCGCTTGCCGCGATTCTATCTAAGTTCGGCTCGCAGTTAAATGCACAAGAGAAGTGTGCATCTATCTTTATTATATCGTTGTTCATATTGTCTATCTT